TCTACAACAGCACCAGAGGTAGGAAAGTGACTATCACTATTGGTAATAGTAGTCTGTTTAGACATTCCTGATACTTGATTTAGATCAGCAGTAGAACCTGTAAAACCATCTAATTTATTTAGTTCAGAAGTATTTGCTGTAACACCATCAATAACTGTTTTCTCTGCATCTGTAAGAGCATTTGTATTACTGTTTGATTCGTATAAAGTCTTGATTTCACTAGCACTTTGATCGTCTTTAGCATTTGTTTCAACGCTAGTTAACTTAGTTTTTTCTGCATCTGTAAAAGCGTTTGTATTTGAGTTAGCTTCGTATGCAGTTTTTATTTCTGCATTAGTTTGATCTGCGGTAGCACCATCTTCTACGTTTATCATGGTGCGTAAATTTGCAGGTGTTATTTCTTCTACTACCCCTGCACCACTAGAATCTCTACCTAATACTCTGTCTGTAGCTGATACGTTTTGTAGTTTAGAATATGTAACTGAATCATTTGCAAGTTCACTTGTATTTACTGAGTTAGCTGCAAGATGACTAGCATCAAGAGGACTACTAGCTATAAGAGTTTTTATTTCTGACGCTGTTTGATCGTCTTTAGCGTTTGTATCTATACCAGTTAATTTTGTTTTCTCTGCATCTGTAAAAACATTACTATCTGTTGCATTACCTACAAGTGTTCTAATTTCTGCTGCTGTTTGATCTCCTGTAGCTCCTTCTTCAATGCCACCTAATTTATCAATAATCTCTTGTTGAGCAAATATAACCTGATCTGCGTTTGTATCTAAATCTGTTTCTGTTAAAACACTACCGTCTTGAAAATCTACTTTCTTAGAACTTATATCTGTATCCCTTTGAAACTTTATAGCAACACCGTTACCAGGTTCATTACCACTGGTAAATGTAATCTGAGTTGCACTGGTAAATGTATAGTGAATTGTTATGGTTTTTAGTACACCACC